GGATTTGGGGCCGCAGGTAAGCGACGAGTTTGAGCGGACTGCCCAGTTGGTTAGTGGTTTGGGTGCTTCTCAGGCGGGGTCTTCGCAGGATGCGATGGCCCGTTTGGCTCAGGTTGCGGATATGGTCGCTGCCGAGCGTGGCGCGGCACCGGCCCAGTTGGGTGCTGAAGCGAAGTTGGCTCTTGGCGACGAGGCTTTCCGTATGCTTCAAGGCTTGGATCAGGAGCAGACGCAGCGCCTTCTGGCGGAGTCGATGCGTCAGGAAGAGTTCAATACTCGCCGGGATGAGGCGATGGTTCAGGCGTTGCTTGGCGATGTGGGTCGTCGTGAGGACTTCCTTACCCGTGAGGCAGAGCGCCTACAGGGGCAGGCGTTCCAGTCGGATGAGCAGGCGCGGCAGAGGCTGTGGCAGTCGGGTGAGGCTGGCGCTCAGCGCGATTGGCAGGGCCAGCAGGCCATCGACCAGCGTGAGTGGCAGGGCCAGCAGGCTGTTGATGAGCGCGATTGGCGTGAAGGCGAGTCGGCTTTGGACCGGGCCATGCGGGTTAGTGAGTCGCAGTTGGGTCGGGATCTTCAGCGGGATCAGATGGCTGAGTCTGCTCGTCAGCGCGGTTTGGATCGTAAGTTCCAGTCTGATGAGGCGAGGAAGGCGGGGATCCGTTCTACGCAGGCGGCGACGACCGCGTTCAACCGTCAGCAGCAGCAGATTTTTGAGGCGCAGACGTACGAAGAGAGCGTGCGGGTGAAGCAGGAGTTGGCTGAGTCTGCTGCCGCTCAGGCGATTACGCAGGGTTCTGCTTCGGCTGCTCAAATGTTCTTGGGGATTGGCGGTGCCGAAGGCGCAGCCATGTGGGATGCGCTGCCGGAGGCAGCAAAGACCCAGATGTATAAGGACAAGGTGGCTGCCGAAGACACGCAGGGTGCCCGTTGGCAGCCGGGTTCTTACGCGAACATGGTCGGCAAGTATGGGGAGGCGAACAGCGACCATATTCTTCATGCGGAACACATGGTTATGATGCCGGAAGAGGCGCACGAAGGGTATCTGAACAGTTTGATGACGACGGATGATCCGTTGCGAACCCCGGCAATGGATGCGAACGATATTGAGAAGATCAATCTGTTCTATGCTGAGATTCAGGCTGCTAACGCTGCGCAACAGGCTGCTAATCTGGCGGCGGCACAAATGACTTTGAATGACCGATCAACGGGACGACGCGGTGGACGCCCGGACGATAAGCCCGGACCCGGAAGGCCCAATACGGCTGGCCCAATCACGGCAGGGACCGAACAACTCGCGCCGGGGCAAGACGAACCCGGTTATTTCGGCTGGGTGGGCGACGCCACCGCGACGGTGGCGGGAAACATGGGCATAGGACCACGGCGCTAGTGTGGCTACGATCAATCCTGAAACCAGACGACGCGTCGCCTACGACGCTCTCGCTGGTGTAGGCAGCACCGCCGGTCTTCCCAAGCCGGAGATCAAACGGCCGAAGGTTGCTTCTGCGCCCAAGGCGCCCGTGGCGCCAGCGGCGCCAACGACGGCGATTCAACCTATAGATATTCCTGATCCGCGCCAGCGGTTGGCGAACATCTTGAATGTTGACCCGGCGAATCTGGGTCGCATTACGCCCGGAGTGGTTGGGCGTCCTGTTTCCGAAACGTCGGTGCGTTGGGCAGAGCAGGCGCATATCAAGGCGAACACGCCGTGGTATGTCAACGCGATAACCAAGGGGCCTGTAGGCGGCTTTCTCAATGCCATTCAGAAGCCTTTGGCGTTTACTACATCCGCCTTGAAAGAAACGATTGATGTCTTTACTGGCGAGAACGCCAGTTGGGGCGACTTCAAGAAACAGTACGACGACAACTACACGTTTGGTCGGCTGCTTCACGACTACGACTTGCTACAGGATCGTGATAGCGGGTGGCAAAAGTTCGCTGCCGCAGCGATCGGGTTCACGGGCGATGTCGCATTGGATCCGTTGTCTTATCTGGGGTTGGTCGGCAAGGGCATCGGCTTCGGCGCGAAACTTACGACAAAGGCCGCTGGCAACATTACCCGCGAGGTGGCCCGCAAGGGCATAATGGGCCAGTTGCGTAATCTTGGCGGCGACGCCATGTCTGTCGTCGGGAAGAATATGAAGCAGGGCGACTGGCAGGCTTTGGCCGATGATCTCGGGCAGGCTGCCGCCGCTGGGGGCAAGAAGGGTACGGCCAAGGCAGCGGTGGTTGATCTTGGCAATCAGGGTTGGGAGATAACTTTCCGGGCTGGACCGGGCGTACCTTCCCACAAAGTTGTTCTTTCCAATGCGGAAGTGGGCGACCTGACGAAGATGAACGACCTGATTGGTCGCGCCATGAAGGATGGCGCGACATCGGTCGCTGGTGATGATCTTCGTTTTGCCGCGAGGATGATGGCCGATAGCGGTTTGGACAGAAATCTGCGTCATGGCGCGGACGAGTTTCTTGATTCGGCTGGGCGCGGTATCCGCGAGCAGGTCGCTGAGTCCGGGTTGGACGAGACTGTCGAAACGACAATCAAGAAGTTTACTGGCCGTTCAGAAGTGAGCGGTAACAAGTGGATAAACGGCAAGTTTGAACCAATGGCGCGACGCAATATTGGTTGGTTGTCGCCTGAGGACGCAGCGAAAATGAAGTTGGGTTTCGGCATGAAGATGCCGGGGACCGGGCCCATTGGCAGAAAGTTGGGGATTGCCAAGAAGATCGATGATTTGTCCCTGAAGATTTTCAAGAAGGGGTATGACTCTCCGTATGGTTTGAGGTTGCTTAGTTCTGAAGCGCCCGTTATCGGAAAGTTGGTTACGGGTATCCCGCAGGGGATCCGCAACGGCATCTTGCGTCAGGCGGCGCAGGCTGCCGGTGCGAAGAAGATTCCTGATGCGCTCAGGCGTGGCGGTCTGTTCCGCTTGGCGGGGAAGCCTTTCGGCAAAGAAGGCAAGTTGTCGGGCAAGTTGGCTGACCTCAAGAATGTGGTCAGAGAGTCCTCTGACGGGGTTCTGATCCAGCAGGGCAAGCGCGTGATCCACGCTATGTCGCGTGGAAAGAATGTGGGGCGACGACTCAAGGTCCAAATGACCGCTCGTGTACGCGCCTACATGGATGAGGTGGATGCTGCCGCGATCGACAATGACGCGGTTTCTAGGAAAACTATTTATAGCGCTCTCGGTGGGAACGAGGACGCCATTAGTGAGATTACGGCTGTCGCCCCGGATTTGGTCACCAACGGTCGGGAACTGATGGAAGACCTGCGGACGATGGCGAATACAACGAGTGGTCGTGAGGGCGGCTTCTTGGGGTTGGTCAACAACTATGTGCCGCGTGCTTTGACGGGGGAGGCCCGCGACAAGGTGCGGGCTGCTTTGGCGAACAGGGGGCGCGACACCCCTCGTTTTCGGAGTACCGCTGGGCAGCCGAAGGGTCCAGAACTTGGACGTAGTTACATCTCAAAGCAGGACTTTGAGAAGCGTGTAGAGGACTATCTGGCGAAGAATCCTCTGGTGGATCGGAAGGAGGCTGAACGCTTCATCCGTTCAGGCGAGGGTAGCCCGGATGCGCGGGCTATACAGAGTGATTTCTGGGGAACGGAACTGTTGGAACCCGGTTCCGAAACGGGAATGTTTGATCCCAGAACCGGCCAAGAAATAATGGCGCCTTCTATTGAGGATCAGATCGCTGACATTCTTGTCGCGTCCGGCGCGGACTACATGCTGTTCACCGATGACCTACAGGTCGCTTTGGACGGATATGTCAGGCAGGTGTCGCACCGTGCTGGCGAGGTTTACGCCGAGAATGTCTTGTTCAACGAGGGGGTGCTACAGCAAAGTATCGCCCAGTACATCAAGTTGCCGGATGCTGCTGCGGTAAAGACAGCACGCGATATTCAGAAGGCTCTTGATGGTTTGCAGCGGGCTACCGCTGATCTGAATATAGCGATTCGGGAATCTGCCGATCCTGCTACCGATTTGGCGAGGAATCGTCAGCAGCAGGACAAGTTGAATGAGATCATCAAGCAGAAGTCCGAAGAACTTGAGCGTCTAAATGTCCATCAGGATGATCTGCTTCAACGGCACGTAGAGGCGCATGATCGGTTCGCCAAGAACCGTAAGGAACTGCGTGAAGTCAACGATGAAATGCGTCAGTTGGAGGCGGAGATTGAGCGCACTCCAGCCGGTCCCCGGCTGGTTGCGCTTGAGAAGCAGCGGATTCGTTTGAACAACGCGTTGGCCGCACTCGCGGAGGATGCACCGACGTTGCGGTTCGCGTATGAGACTTTGACTTCAGGGACTATCCATGTGATGAAACTGGAGCGGCAGGTGGCCGGGATCTTTGGCACGCCTGAAGCGTTTGAGGCTTTTGTCGGCAATGACCTTTTACGTGGCCTGAATCACAGTGACATCGATGGTGGGTTGAGAGAACTGGCTGCTGCCGGGAACCTGCCGGATTCCGTCATCCAGTTGCCTGATGGCAGGTGGGCTTTCCAAACGCCTGAAGGCAAGTCCCTTGAGATGGACAGACTGTTCGCGGATCTCAACGGGGTTCTGGAGCGGTTGGACCGTGAGGGTATGGGCGCGTGGGTGGGTGTCGAAGCAGAGTTGAATGTCTTCGACCATTTGGCCAACGATGCCGCAAAGATCGATTTCGCTCTGCGTCGGATCCATAAGGATATTGACGAAATGACTGAGGTCATTGGGGAATATTCGGAGATCGCGCCTGAGATTCTGGCACCTGACGGTGGCGGGGTCGTACCGACGCCTGATGCGGTGGTTGCCGCCAAGCAAACGATTCTTGATGCGGTTGATGGGGCCGATTTGCCGGAAGCGGTGTTCGCTGATCCGGCCATCAACGAAGCACTAATGACCTATTACGGCGGGTCAGCAATGCCCGTGTCTCAGTTCATCCAAAGTGGATCCGAGTTGGATGGGATGCTGAGTCAAATCCGTTCAACGCTGGAAGACAGTATCGATGGGGTCAACACGAATCTTGAAATAATCCAGCAGGTCGCAGAAGATAGCGGGCAGCCTGTGCGTTTGCGGGTCGTCAGGGAGGATGGCAGCGAAGTCTTGTTGTCTGTTGCTGATTACGTTCAGATGGAGCAGCAGTACAGGGCGCTGGAGCAGTACCGTTCAACGCTGGCGTCACCTATTGATGATACGCGGCCCAGCATTGAAGACATTCTGTCCGGCGAGCAACTCAGCGACCAGATGGGCAGCAACGTAGGCGGGTTGTTCCGGTATGGCGGGAAGAAGTATTACGTCAAGAGATACGATGATGTAACTGCTGGTGGTGACCGGATGCCTCCGGGTACCGGCAGGAGGCGTCTTACGGGCGAAGTGTTGGGCAACGCCTTGTACCGGGAATTGGGTCTTGCTGTTCCCGACTCGTATGCGTCACGCAATATGGCGGATGATTCGCTGTGGCATGTCGCTCCGTGGATAGAGGACATTGAGACTGTTGCTTCGTTCCGTCAGATGACGGGAACGGAGCCGTTGGATACTGTGATCTTCACAGATGGGAACGGGTTTCAGAGGTTGGGGACGGCGGCTGAAGCCGCCGAATGGGGGGCCGAAGGAGTGGTTCCTCTTGCGACGGCGCTTACACGCGGTTTGGCTGCCGATCTGTTGTTGGCTAATTGGGATGTGGTCGGTACCGGATTCGACAATATTGGTGTTTCGCCTCTTCATGGTTTAGTTCGGATAGATCAGGGTTCGTCGTTCTTCTATCGCGCTCAGGGGGCCGCTAAGGCCGACTTGGGTTGGGAGTGGGGTGCGATGTCTGACATGAGCCGTTCTGGCGGCATGTTGGACCCGGAGACAAACGCGATGTTCGCGCCTTTAGCCCTTGCTGGGGTACCGGAAGACGAACTGATGGGGGAGTTGGCTCGTCAGGTTCAAGCCCTCGTGGATTTGCGGCTGGAAGCGGGCGGCATGACCAACTTTGTGCGGCGGATGATGCCGACGCCGAATGAAGCGTTGGATGACCTTGCGCCGTTTGCCGACTTTCTGGAAAAGCGGTTGGAGGTATTGGCTGAACGGTTTGGCATTGATTGGGCGTCTGTTGATGACGCTGATTGGGCGCAGCGCGTATTGGCTAAGCGTGGTTTCTCGGAGGAAGTGATTCGACAGTCGGGTGAAGCGGGCACGTTGATGAAGTTGTTTCATTTCACGAAGCACTCTCCGCCGCTGTCGCTGACTTCCTCTTATGGGGTTCGTGGAACGGGCTGGCATGACACGGCGTTTCTCAATTCGACTCCATCGAATATGTTCTATACCCATTCCGGCATGGAATATGGGTACAACCTGTTGGTGGATTTGCCATTGGGTGTTCGCAGCCTCAAGATGTATGGCCTGAAGCCGGGCGCAGATGAATTGGATGCGGCGCAAAGGGTGCTTGATCTGGGGGAAGCAGGTTCCCCCGACATATTGGAAGATCTGGTGGCCCGTGCCACTGGCCGTCATGGATCGTGGCAGGGCCACGCCGATGCTGCTGCTGGTGACCTATATCTGGATCAGTTCTCTCGCGTCTTTGCTTCTGATCCGCGTCTGGTTCGTCAGATGCGTGGGATCATGGAGGCGTGGGGTCCGACGTTGGCGTGGTGGCCTACGGCACCGAGCACGGACTTTGTGCAGGTCATGGAGGCGATGCGTTATGCGGACGAACTCGCAGATGTTCGCGTGCCGACTGACATCAGCAATTGGAATACGGATTCGGCGGCTGCCGCGATCATGGTTGACAAGGCCGCTAATGCTTCTTATAGGGATCGTATCGAATACGCGCTGTGGCGTCAGTTCTCCGAAGAGTATGACATCGCAGCCACTCATGGGGAGAGCGCCTACAGCAGCGGGCCGGGTTCGATCGAAGAGCCGCTAGAGGATTTGGCGCAAGACTTTGCGAGGTTCTTGTACGCCAAAGATCCAGAGTTCTCACAGGCATTTGTTGCTGGTGATCCGTTTATCGATCGGGTGAACAGGAACCAGAAGAAGTTTGGAACTGCGATAAACGCAGCCTTTACAGGTATTCCTGATCGTTTGGATCCGACGAATAAGCGATTGGCGGAGGGGGCCTTTGGTTGGGATGGGCTGTTGGAATCCCCGGCGACAGGTGGGCGCGGTGGGCGCCATAAGCAAATCGTTGAGGGTTCAGGTGGACCCAAAGAAGAGGCTATGCGTCGGTGGTATCTGTCTCAATTCCATCACGCGTATCAGAATTCAATGTCAGCCGACGGCTATACGGCTGCCGCTTGGATAAACAAAGACGATGTGGTTCAGATACATGGGTCGCAGGCGGTTCGGTCGCATCGGGGATTCCCTAACTTTATGGCCGTGAATCCGGCTGCGATGCGGTCGGCAGATGTGAAAATGACGCATCGCAATATCTCTCGTATCGCTGAGGAAGGTAAGCCGCGACCAATGGATGCGGTCGATCCACGGGCGCAGTCAAGGATGGATCAGAACCTTGGCGTCCATGATGTTGACCCGGATTATGTCCCGACGGATGCCGATTTCGACCAACTCGCTGACGATCTGGCGTGGACAGGGGAAGAACCGGTCGGCGCTAGACCCTTTGATGATGTCTTTGAAGACGACCTTCATCCGTTCTGGGAGCATGAGGCCCCCGTTGATAGCGGATGGGGGGCGACAACGCAGTCGATGCGAGATCATGCGCGGGATATGGAGGAAGCGGCGCTTGGTAAGGGCGCATCACCCGAAGAGGCGATGCGTGAAGCCAAGGAAATGTTGGAAGACGCATACTTCAATGACTGGTTGCCGCTTCACGCAGATGACTTTGAACTGGAAGACCTCGCCACAGCGAGCGATGGATTTGATGAATACTTTAGGGAATCCTCCAAGTGGCAGGCGGAGCGTGGGGAGACTCTGTTCATAGAGCCTGCCGCGTTTTTTGAATGGTTCCAAGCGGTATCGGATAAGCCGCAAACCATATACGGTGGATCAGCCGATCCGTCTTCCGTGTCGGCTTTGGAGGCGTTGGTTGAACGTCGCGCCCAGTTGGTTGCGGATCAACAGGCCGCAGCGTTGGCGTACCGCGAATCTTCTCGGAAGATGAAGTCGGTGATGGACTTTGACGCGGAGAAGGCCAAGATCGAACTTTCCACGCCTCCCGATTCGTGGGTTGCTTCTCTGCGCGATACGGAGAAGTGGCTTGTCGATAAGGGCATGACTGAGAAGCAGGCTCAGATCGATGAGGTTCTGGATACGTTGGCGCGCTTGGGCGCGCCAGTCGAAGTCCCCTTGGAAAACCTGCCGGATGATCTAATCGACTTGCGCCTTGCTGTAGGCGCCTTGGTCGAAGGCGATAACGCGATGTTGAACTTCGCGTTGGATGAGTTCCAGCGTAATGCTGAAGGTTGGACTGATCTGATTTCAAATCTGCCCGATCAGAAGTTGGGTGATCTTCACAAGATTCCTCAGGCGGAAGAGATCATGGAGGATGTCTTCCTTTCGGGCTTCAAGGAGTTTGGTCGCCTACAGGGCAATAGCACGTTGGTTGATTCGTTGATGGCGTCTGAAACATTTCGTGCTCGCGGTGGTGCTGCCGGGTTCTTGAATAAGTACGACAAACTGCACAATCTGTTGCGCGCTTACATGATTGCGAAGCCGGGTTTCCACGGGCGAAACTTCTTGTCGGGCGCCTTTATGAATCATTTGGCCGGGATCGATTGGCGAAGTTATCGCCGGTTCATGCGCGCCTATTGGAAGTTCCAAGAGGAAGAGGCAGCCGCCGCCGGGTTGCCGAAGCGGGCTGCTCGTATGCGTAAGGCAATGCGGGGTCGGTTCATTAGTCCAGAGAATGTGAATGTTGCGGATGTGGAAATCGTCCGTGAACTGGCACGGACAGGCAGTCTGGGTTCCGGCGGTGGTCAGGTTGCTACCGAGTTCGTGGAGTCTTCAGGTCGCGGGATACTGGCTAGTCGGCTTGCGCCGAATACCAACATTCGTATCGGCGGGAAGGAAGTCAACGTCGTTGACGCCATCAACCCGATGAATACACGCAACGCTCCGTTGCGTTTGTCGAAGAACTTCGGTATGGCAACTGAGACTTTCTTGCGGGGGTCACTGGGGTTCGACACGCTGGCAAAGGGCGGTAACGCCAGCGAGGCGTTCGACAACATTATGAAGTTCCACTTCGATTATGAGGATTTGTCGGACTTTGAACGTAATGTCGTAAAGCGGGTGGTGCCGTTCTATACGTGGACTCGCAAGAACCTGCCGTTGATGATGGAGCAGTTTGCTCGTCGCCCCGAGGTGTTCAACCGCTGGATGAGTTTGAAGAAAGAAATAGAACTCATGTCCGAAGATGACGAAGGGGGGATCGTTCCGCGCTGGATGCAGCGTCAGGGCGCGATCCGGCTGCCGTTCAAGTACGAAGGCGAGAACATGATGATCTTGCCGGACCTTCCGTTCAAGGCTCCGCTTGAACTTATCGATCCGGCGATGGCGTTCGATAGGGATTTGGGATTCATGGAACGCGCAGAGATCGCGTTGGGCAGTATCGGCACCCAGATCACTCCGCTCATCAAGGCCCCGTACGAGTGGAAGGCGAAGCAGAATCTATGGAAGGGGTACTCCTACGACGGGCGCGCCGAGGCTGTGCCCGGTGCTTACACGATGATTCCGGGCATGATGCAACTGCTGTCGATCGCTGGTGTTGCGAAGAAGAACGAGAGGGGCGATTGGACGATGCCCGACCATGCGCTTCATGCGATGGCCCAGTTGTTGCCAACGTTCACGGATCATCGGCGGCTGTTCCCTGACGAAGAGAAGTACCAGCAACGCTCGCTAAGCAACTGGATTTCTTGGTTCTCCGGTATCGGTTTGCGTACCAACACGAAGTGGGAGCAGCACATGGAAATGCTGTCTCGCTCCTATGACATGCGGGAAGAACGCAATCAGTTGCGGGCACTCAGGGGTGCGCAACTGTAGGTAGGGACAGAGTAGCCTTAGTACATGGACTACGTGTCGCGCGATCAATGGGGCGCCATTGACTCTGGGAAGCGCCTGAAGGGCTTCTGGCGCCCGGTGAAGGGTGTTGTCATCCATCACACCACAGGCCCCTCAGACGGCCCGTGGGGCCGTGTGAGAGGCCATGACAGGTACCACGTACACACGAAGGGGTGGGATTCCATCGCCTACAACTGGCTTGTGTCGGGGGTGACGGGCGAAATATTTGAGGGGCGGGGTTGGAAGCGCGGCGCCGCTACACGGGGATGGAACTCAAAGACAATCTCTGTCGCTTACATCGGAGATTCTGATGTGGAGTTGACGGACACTGGCAAGGACGCGATCCTTGCCGTCGTCGGGGCCGTTCGGGAACGGTATGGCAGTCACCTATGGGTCAAGAGTCATAAGGATTTCTCGCCTACAACTTGCCCCGGCGAAAATCTGACCGCGTGGGTAGACGCGGGGATGCGAACGGAGGATCAGCCAACGAGTAGCGCTATCGACTGGGCCGGAATCCTGAAGTACATTGTGATCGCTGGGCAGAAACATACGCCGATAAAGCGGGGGTCTACGGGGGAGTGGGTGGCTTTGGCGCAGAAGCGGTTGAATGACCGTGGCGCAGACTTGAAGGTGGATGGCATTTACGGACGCAAGTCCGTCGATGCGTGCAAGAAGTGGCAGAAGCAGTTCGCCGTGAAGGCGGATGGCGTTATCGATTCAAATACTTGGAGACTGTTGTGGACAACGTAAGGGATCTTATGGAGCGCGCGGCTTGGACTTTCGCGCAGAGTTTCTTGGCCGTGTTTGTCATTGGAGACATGGGCACGCTGAAGGTGGCGCTCGTCGGCGGAGCCGCCGCAGCCCTGTCCGTCCTGAAGACATACGCAAAGGGGCGCGTCGGCTAATGAGCGACGAATCGGAAGCCGCGTTTGCCAAATGGCAGGAGGAATACGGGTACGTGGCTACCGAGATTTACGATCAAATCAAGAAGACATCGCATCTGCTTGACATCGCTGACGGCAATCACGCGAAGTGGCACGGCGAAGACTTAGGCATACTGGTGGTGTTGCCCTATGAGCATGTTGCGGCGTTCGCTGCGGAGAATCTAATGGGCGACTTTGAACGCAGCCCGCTTCACGGGCATGTGTTCTCCACGATGACCGCCCTGATTATGGGCGCAATGGATGCCTTATGTGAAGACGATTAGTCTTCACGCATCGGCAGGTTGAAGATGTCATATTCCACCATCATGCCGATTACACAATAGCCAACGAGGTCGGTGAACGAATCCGCCAAAGGTTCGTTGGATGAGTCAGCGCCCTTGGAGATCAGGTTCTCAATGCGCGCGATCTTGTCGTGTATGCGCACAATGATTCCATCTCTACCGAAACGATTGATGTTCCCGTACCCGTAGTCCATCTGCTTGGCACGGAGCAGCGGCAGCAGGGATTCTGCTGTCGGATAATCCGTGAGGGCGTATTTCTCCGCATGGATGTCGGGTGATTTGAAGCCGTGGTCCTCCGCTGCCCGTATGGCAGCACACGCAAGCAGGACATAGGCCGTGTCCAGCACGGGTTCGTTGGTGTCGCTGAAGCAGTCCTCTTCGATCTGCTCGTAGCGCGCACGCATCAACTCCAGCGTGTCTTCAACGCTTATCTTTTCCTTGTCGGAAGGCACTTCGACATCAATGCGATATGCGCATAAACCGGCAGCATCTTCCCACGTTTCTGGACCGATTGTTGGTAGTTCCTCACTCATATAAATACCTCCTAATAGGTGAGTTTATGTCAGATTCCATTTCTTTCTCTAGGTGTACCCTGAGTTTCTTTAGGATTGAATCGCGCCTGCGGGCGACAGTTGTCTTGGGTATTCCAAGCACAAACTCAATCTGACGCAGGCTCATTCTTTCAAACAGGACAGCATTTAGCAGCCAGCGTTCCCATTCCTCCAGCGAATCAAGTGCGTCTAATACGATTTCTTGGAGGTCTATCCGTTCCTCCCTAGAGGTAACGGGTTCTTGGTGCGGCGACGCCCGTTGAAGGGCTTCGATTAGTGTTAGAGGACGAACCGCCCACGAGGGCGTGCCGTCCTCCAGACTCCCCTTCGCACGAAGCGGATCAAACAGTATCTCCTTCTTCACCACGAACACCAGCATACGCCATTGGGGAATGAAGATATTCTTCTCCAATGACGCGCGTATTCTTCGGGTCGTAGCCTGAAGGGTCGCCCTTCTCCCACGCTTCGTCGTAGTCGATCCAACCCAGAATCTCCACGGCCCGGAACTCTGGGGCTACGGGTCGAACTACGAACAGGACAAGGCCAAGGCCCAACTGGCGCTTGCGCACCGCAGCGTTGCTGCTTGTGCGTACGCGCCTGACTTCAATGTTGTGCCCCACATCCGCCATGCCTTTGAACTCTTCGTGACGGTTACCGGGCCAGACATGCCCCGACCAGTATTGGTTGGTCAGTTTCGCTACGGCTAGTTCACCGACGCACGCCGCAGCCTGCGCCGTGCGGTCGTCTTCCATCCGTTTCTTGTCGTAATGGGCGGCGTTGGCTTTACCCCAGTTTTCTATGTACCTGCGGGCGCCTACATGGAGTGCCCATTCGTACTCCCACGGGTGTAGTTCTACGAGGATCATTCCTTGCTCGCTTTCACTTGAACCACAAGCCGGTCGTTGGGGATTATTCCCGCACGCTGGCACCCATCCAGACATAGTTTTATGTAGTTGTCTAGATCCCCACGTAAGGGGGTTTGCCATTGCTTCAAGGAGCGGACAGTAACGTACGTCGCTTCTTCGCAAAACGTCATCTCCACCGCAACCGGTCCATCAAAGACCGGCGCGTTATCATCAAGCGCTTCAACGTAGGTCTTTTCCGCTTCGATGGTTTCCTTCGGCGTGTAAACACGACCTTTCCGCGACATTCGGGGACGACCCTTGGGCTGTGGCCTGCCGGGTACGACGAACGAGAACTCATCGGTTGGCCCTGCGGCCTGCGTCTTGGACGAGCCTTTGGATTTGCCTGTCACAATCGTTGCGCCCCGTGAACTTTGGTCCGTCCTGCCACCATGCCCCCAGCCGTGAGTCTAGGTCTTTCGTCCATGACGTTACATCGGCTTCTGTGTAACCCGCTTCAAACATGGATCGTGCGAATCGATTCAGGAATCCATGCCTGCCCCGGCCAGCGCCGTGTCCACGATAGTACGGGACTGGTCCGTTGTTGAACATCTCTGCTGGCAACCCGCGCAGGCGTGTGCCGTCAAGGTTCATCAACGGTTCCTTGCTGTAGTCCCGTCGGGGAGGCAGGTCTGGGTGGATGGGTTCCGGCTCCTTGTACAAGGCAGCCGCACGCTCCAAACGCTCAGGCAGAATCCGTCCTGCCCTTGCTCTTTCCATGAAGTCATCTACTTCCAACGGTTCGCCGTTGGAGTCGATGACCTCCTGCTTCCCTTCGGGCCTGCCGCCCCCGTATGGCAGACGCATGTAGTTCCCCGGCGGTCCCTTGAGGGAATCCTGCTTGGGGTAAACAGCGTCGTACGGGATGTCGGCAATGTCCAAGGCAGCCTTCATGGCCCGACGCATGGTCGATGCTCGGGTCCACTCCCTGTTGAACAACCAAATGTGGCAGCCCTTTGAACGTGAGCGTTCAACCCACGCTTGAATCTCCAGCGCCTCAAAGACGGTAGCGACGTTCCTCGCATAGACGATGGAATCATCGCCTTCGTCAATGTCGATGGCACCCCACATGCAATGCCACAGGTCGGGTTCCATCTGGACGTAGTAGCGGTCGTCAGCGTCTTCACGCCACGCATCAGGGCCACCACGGGTCCAATGAGGATCGTAAACCATCGGGTATATGCCGATCATTTCCTCGCCCGATAGGTGTCGGGCGACAAGATCGGCGTCCACGTTGGCCCACCGGCAACCGCCAGCGTCGGTTCCGTAGGCGTAACGGAAACCGTTGAACAGGTCTAGTACGGTGAACTCATTCATCGAACCTCATCTGCTCCCACTGGATCCCCGGCTCCAAGAGCCGTCCACTGGCATGAATGGTCAAGTTCACTTCGGCCTTCTCGCCGTCGCCTGACTTGTTCTTCCACAAGCCTACGCTGATCTCATTCTCGTAGAAGGCACGGTCGGCAGGATCTAGGTTCGTGTCATCCCAACGCCTCCAAGTTTCGATCAGGAAATGGCTTTCGCTGGTGGATGCGTACCTGCCTGCTTCGATACCCCCGGCTGCGCCCCGGTTGCCAGACCCACGCCCAGACTGGTGAAGGATTACGCCTACAATGCGCCAATCAGATACCAGTTGCTTGAACGATTCGATCTTCGCTTGAACGCTGGCCGCATCGCCAGCGCCTCCGCCCCGGATTAGTTCCAAGTAGTCGTACACCAGCACTTCGGGACGTTGCCCGTCCCAGAGTTCGACCGATGCGATACGCATGGCCTTGTCGATGTCGTCCACACTCATACCCGTGGACTCAAAGTGAAGGTGCGTTTCGTCACGCATCAACTGTTCGACCCGTTCCCATGCGGTTGGGTCTTCCCTGATGAGCCTGCCGATCCAATCCTTCTGATCGACTTCTAGGCGAATGGCTGCGTACCTACCCCAGAACATCGTTTCAGTTTCATCCGGGCTAACCCAGAGGGTCCGATGCTTGCGGTTGCGAGCCACCATGTTCAAGGCCAGCAGCGTCTTACCCGTGTGGGATCGACCGATGACCGTGACCAACTGTCCAGCGCGGGCGCCGCCCAAGGTGGCGTCGTCAAAGACACGCACTCCGAACGACCACTCACTCCCCGATTGGAGATCGTGGCGCATACGCCGGACTTGCTCACCCTTCGGTGTAAACAATCTCCGCAGGTCTGCTGCGGAGATCCCCTCTATTTCTGCTGGAGGCGACGAGGGCGCCGGGGGCGCAACAGCGTCAGCCGTTACGCCCCCGGTTTCTGCGTTAGCGATTCGCTCTAACGCTTCCTCCAGACTCAGATGCTCAGCCACTTACCTGCTGGAGCCAACCCTGCGGGTCCACAGGGTCGGGTCGATCCGGCCAGTTGAACGAAGTGTTCTTCACCAATGCGGCGAAGTACCCGCTCTTGCCAGCGAGAGGATGATTACCCTCTCCGCTCATAAGGCACGGGACACCTGAGGCGTCCAAGCCGGTGGCCTTCTTGATTCGGAAGTCACCTAGCCCGCACTTGCCATTCTTCGTAACGGGAATGTCCTGATTCCGCATGGACTCAGCCCAGTAGTCGGCGGGGAACTGGCGTACGCCGTTCCCGAACAACTGACGGATGGCCTGATTACATAGGAACATTGATTCCCTGCTGCCGAACGTAATCCCGGCAGCCTTCTCTGCGTTCCAGATAGCAAGCACCTGCTGGTACTCTTCATCCGCAACGTACTTCGATTCGCCTCCGCTGTAAGCGGGAGCGTTGACCTGCGTTGCGCCGGGGAAAGCGGCAACTACCGCTTCTGCCACGGTGGCCTCAGGTGCGACGGCGATCGGTGCTCCGGCCTCGGCAGCGATGCCGGTCACAAGGGAATCCTTGAGTCCGGGCAGCGCCTGTGCCAATGCCTTTGCGTTTTCAATCGCAGTCGTGACGGGTACACCGTCTGGGTTGTGTGGCACCTCTGCGACAGCGAGTTCAACCGCCGCCTTCAAGATGACTTGTGCTTCAATACTGGCCCGCTCCTGCGGACTCATTGGCTTGAAAGCCATAACTATGCGCCTCCTATCGTTGCGCCTTTACACCGTGCGAACGCTTCGCACCATTTGCTAGAACACCACCAGCCGTTGTCGCCCAGCGGGTATGGACCCGTCTGGTTCTCAAGCAGCAGGCAGAGTGCCAACACCTTGCGTCGCAACCAGTCGAAGTGCGACTGGTTGCGCTCTAGATCCATGCGACCCACACCGTGTGGGTGTACGACCGCATACGAGAAGTTCGGTATGCCCAATGCGTAGCAGTAGGCGATGGACTGGACATCCCAACGCTCGTACTGCCACCGATCTTTCGTGTAATCCCGGCTCGGGAACTTCCAGTCCCACAGCCGATCCGATTCAACAAGATCGACAGTCCCCGTCAACCGGACTATGCGTTCGTCGTCCTCAAACAGAGGAACGTCGAACTCGTGCTCCACGGTTACGGGCATCACTATCGGATAGATTTCTTCCGCCCAAGCGGTGATCTTCTGAACGCCAGCCTCGTGGGCGGACTCCGGCGTGTACGTGTTCCAAACCTGAATGTCTGGACACACCCGCTCAAACTCGTGCTCAAACGTGTCAAGCATGGCGCGCAGATCCATCGGCGCTTCCGAATGACCATCGCTTACATCCAGCACAGAGTTCAGGGCGTCTTCTGCGACCGCATGGCATACGGTCCCAAGCGTGGACGCATCCTTCATTGGTTCGCTTACAAGCCCGAAGATGTCGTTGCGCCAACGCTCCAGACACATGTCGGAAGTCTTGATGGACGACTGTCGGACCCACGTGTGGACCCAGCGTCCGTCGGCTGCTTTGTGTAATGGATATTTCACGCTGCCTCCCGTGTCGTTACCTAGTATCACCTCCCTCCCCCTTCAGGGGAGGGAGGTGTACTAAGTACATGTACTGAGCCTAGTCGCCGGTTCCGTCCGGTTCCGACTCCTGCTCGTTACAGTCTGTCGAATCAGATGAAGATTCGGTGTCTTTCTTTACGATTGCGTTACGGGCACGTAAGAGTTGCCCCCGTGTAAGCGTCGTGTCGTAGCCCGCTGGTGTCAGAGCCATGTTTCCTCCATCTCGCCTTTCACGTAGGGGTCTTCCATGTCTGGTGGCCGTTCAGCCCAATCGCTGTACATGGTCTTCCAGACATCACTCAACGCATGCAACTGCTCGTCGGTGAGGGCCGCCTTAGCGCAGGCGTTCTTGAAGTTCGGATACCGTAGCGTTTCGTATGAGTAACGCTCTTGGTAGTGAACCCAGTCATCACGCAGTAGAACTATCCGGTAGGGATAGTCGTGATACGGAGTCGTCCAAATGGAATCGTCTTCATAGTTGCCCGCGCATCCTTGACTATGCGGACCCTTGTTCATAAAGGCGACTAGCCGCTCCAGTGATTGCCGATCACGCCCACGCACAAGAACCATTTCAGGATCTTCACGCAGCGATACAACGGAATAGAATCCGTGAGTAGTGAATACCCACATAGTACCTCCTTGGGTATAGGGCCGGGGCGGGGGTAACGGGGAGTGAACACCCCCGCCCCAGCGAACTGTTGTGTTTAGACCTCAACCTGCGGGAATGATTCCGCTGCCGGACCCACCGCCTTGAAGTGGATCTGCTTCGGGCACACTCCAGCGCAGTAAGCGTTGAAAGCCTTGATGTACATGGCGCCTGTCAGGCGAGCGTCCTTCACCCACGAATAGGTGCGACGAAGAGCATCCTTACTGGCCTGCTCCCTCAACAACCAAGCCGGGTTGGAACGGGTCTGCGATGGGTCACAAATCTGCCCAGCAAACTCCGCACCCAACGCCGGACTGGCCTGAGCCGTCACGTAGAAGGCTGCGCCTGCTCCAGAAACGGACATCGAACAGATCGGTGCGATGCGCTTGGCCCAGCGTGCTGCACTCTCCAGCAAGAACTGGTTCTCGCGGATAAAGTCCACCTGCTGAGCCGTAGTCAAACGCTTGATCGCTGCCGAATCGACGTTCATGTCGCCGGTCATCTGGTATGCCATGACCCGCCGTGCGATAGACGGCAGGTTCTTGATGTGCTTGAACTCGTGCGGCTCATCCGGGTTATCCGTAATGATCCGAAGAATGTCCGTGATCGTGCGCTTACGCCCAGTATCAACAGCCAGAATCGTCGCACGAAGAGGAACCCCTCGCACCAACGTAAACTGCTGGACAGTTTCGGATTCAATCACCGCTGACAGGCGATGCTGGCCGTCGGACAGACGCCCATGCTCGTCAAGGATGATCGGAACCCCGATGTTGTGCCACTCGCCATCCAACATTTCGCACGCATACCTAAGAACCAAAGTGTCGTTGATGGCCCGGTTAGGTGCTGAGTTGGCAAGCAACTTGCGGGCCTCAAGCGGCCCAATAAACTCCGTCGTACTGACGGGCGGGGCACCAATCCCGATAGGTGCGGTGTTACCCATACTTCCTCCTGTATGCGTAGAGAATGGTGTGCGTTGTTTGCGCAGACGCACCCCTGCGGGGCAGCCGGGGGGCTGGGAGGGGAGATCCCCCCCGGCGCCCAGACCTCCCTATCCTAGAACGGTTCCTCGGACCCGACCAAAGCCAAGTCCATCAGGTACCGCTCTGCCGCATCAGCGATGGGAGTCTTACCTTCAAGCGCTTTCGTCAACGCCCGCTGTGTAGCAGCCTCGGTTGACTTACCGCCCGTGTTGATCTGGTGCTGCTCCGCACCCTGAAAGGCGTTGTATGCGTTCCACATAGTCGCGCCTTCCTCAGAGTGCCACGCCCTGACGACCGCACCACGCTTGTTTTCCCATGAGGCCACCGTCTTGTGGTGAGAATCAGGCTCCGGCGTAGGGAACACGGTGCGCAGCATCTCTTGGAACATGCCGTCCGTGAACTCCTGATCGTTCAGAACCTGAGCCATCCGCCGAAGCGCTTGCCCCTGAGCCATCGACATCTCCACCACGCTCGCTCGCATGGACAGCAGGTTGTCATGGTTCCTCGTGGCACGCACCCCGACCAACTGGCCGATGTTCCCAAGCATGTTCTCACATGAGATACGTCGGCTGATCGGAATGATCTCCGTCTTCCACGTACCGTTCAGCGACATGCGAGTGTAGATGTACGGCTGGATCAGGTCACCACCGCCCAAATCGAACGGCTCGTCCAACACCTGCTCCACGACGATACGTTCACCGTTGCCGTACACACTGACACTCTCGCACGACTCGGGAAACATCGAATCAAGCGTGTTGAACACATGCTTGTATCCGTCACGGTTCGGGTATCGGCCACTCATGTTGCCGACCACAGCGTTCGTGTCGGCACGAAGAATGTACTGGTCGGACGGGTCACCCTTGTACTGTCCACGCTCATACGTGGGGCACACGAAGTTACCTGTCTCCGGGTGGATGTACCCGGACGGCAGGTACGTCAGGTCGAAGTCTGCGCCAACGTGCGCAGCCACCTCCCTGACCGTGTTGCCGACCGGCACCCGCTCATCAGGCAGGACGATCTCATTCATCGGAACGAGCGGACGCTCGGGACGGGCACCACCAAGGACAGCCTCTAGGCGTTGAATCCAGTTGTGCTCGTGTTCGCTTGTGTTATCTGTGGTTGTTCTACTCATGCGCACCTCCTGCGCTTTCATTATCCGACTTGCTTGTGACAGACCGCAGCGCCCGCAACCACTCCGCATACGAGGCAGCACGCTTGTTTCTCCTGCGCGCTATCACCTCGTATACCGCTATGGTCACGACCACTCCGGCGATAAACCACGGCGCGGTCCCGAACCAGTCGGTCCACACCACGGCAGATTGGTCAGCCGTCGTCACGGTTATCCACCGCAGCGGCACGATTGCCCAACACGAACAACGCATCCAACACGTTGTTCATCTTGTACTCCAGATCGGCCAGACGCTTCTGGACAGCCAAGTCCTCATCCACGTTTGCTACCGACCGTGAAACCACCACATCCGACGATGCCACGGCATGTTCGACCGCCTTCTCAAAGGCTCGGCCCGTTCCGCACGCTTCCCGCCCCTGCTGCTTCATGCTGGTGTAGTCGCTCAGCAGGTCAACGACCACGTTCTCCACGCTCTCGCCGGAACGACCGTGCGAGTCGATCATCTCTTCGACCTCGCTGCACACCTCGTCCCATGCGTAGTCGCGGACCGCATCGCGGGCAGCCTCTTCGACGGCATCCGACACCAAGTCCCAGACGAGCGTATCGTCCAACTCGATGTCTGCGTCTACTCCGTTTACCGTAATCTCATGGCTCATTGCTCGCACCTCCCGTGCGTAGGGTTCATTTGCTGTTTCCACTCTCTCTTTCTGAACTTCACTTCGTTCAGTTCAGAAAGAGAGAGGATCTCATGCATAAGGGTTCCGGTGCCGTTCGTACCGGGGCTACTCATCGGAGTCCCAGTTCTCCAACACGCCCAAGTGGTCACACTCAATCGCAAGGGCATAGTCATACGAAGGCGTCAAGTCGTCCCCCATGTCCGTCGGATCCCATACGAACTCGCACTCCACCGACAGGTAACTGCCGAAGTCATGCGG